GAAGATGAAAAGAAAGAATCTAAGTCTACTAAAAAAGAAGCTATGCCTCCTTGGTTAGATAAAGACAAAAAAGATGACGATGACGATGAGGATGAGGAAGAGACTGAATCCAAAAAGTCTAAAAAAGAAGATATTGATATAGATGTTTCTGAAGATGTTGCGGCTCTTATAGATGGAGAGAATCTTTCTGAGGAATTTAAAACTAAGGCTGCTACAATTTTTGAAGCTGCTGTTAAGTCTAAAATTTCCAAGATTCGTAAACAAATCCGGGAAGATTCTAAAGTATATCTGGAACAAAAAACAGAATCTATGCATGAAGAGATGACAGGAAAAATGGATGAGTATATGAATTATGTTGTAAAAGAATGGATGGAAGAAAATAAACTTGCTGTTGAACAAGGTGTTCGCAACGAAGTCACAGAAAGTTTTATTTCTGGTTTGAAGAAGTTGTTTGAAGAACATTACATTGATGTTCCTGCAGAAAAGGAAGACGTTTTCGAGAGTCTTGTTCAAGAAGTTGCCGAGATGGAAACTAAGCTTGATGAGTCTACTCAACAGCATATGGATATCGTGAATGAATTACATACTTATAAAGCTAAAGACGCATTCCGTGATGTAGTAGAAGGCATGGTTGACACAGACATTGAGAAAATGAAAGAGTTAACCGAAGATGTCGATTACGAATCAGATAAGCAGTATAAAGAAAAGTTAAATATTATCAAAAACAGTTACTTTAAATCAGATAAGAAACTGGATGATAATAAAGCAACAGCCGCTACAAATAAAGATATGACCGATGGATCAGGTGAAGGTAGAATGGATAGTGTCATGGCTGCTATAACAAGTTTGAATAAAGTTAAAAATTAAATAACTTTAAAGATAAATTTATGGATAAAGTGAAAGTGAAGATTGTTTGTTTTTAAGATTTTAAATTAATTAATAAAAGGAGAAGTACAAATGTATATGGCAGAAGATATTAAAGAAAAATGGGACGGTGTAATTGATCATCCCGATCTTCCTAAAATCGAAGATAGCTACAAAAGAGATGTAACACGAAGATTGCTTGAGAATCAAGAAACCTTTTTGAAAGAAGCAGCACCTGCCAACTCAGCTGGAGCAATGGGTGATGCTGGTGGAGTTGCAAAATGGGATCCGATTTTGATCTCTCTAGTTCGTAGAGCAATGCCTCAGATGATCGCTTATGACGTTTGTGGTGTACAACCTATGACTGGCCCAGTTGGTTTGATTTTTGCTATGAAAGCAAAATACGACACGCAGGGTGGAGCAGAAGCACTTTTCGGTGAAGCAGATACAGATCATTCTGGAGATGCTGGTTCTAGTCATGTTGCTATGTCAGCTGCAAACAATCCGTTTGATGGTACATGGACAACTGGTGAAGGTGTAACGACTGCTGAAGGTGAAGCAATGGGAGATGGTTCTCAAGCTCTGAGTGCTATGGCATTCACGATTGAGAAAACCACAGTTACTGCTAAGACTCGAGCTCTCAAGGCTGAGTATTCAACAGAGTTGGCACAGGATCTTAAAGCCGTTCACGGTTTGGATGCTGAGACAGAACTAGCGAATATTCTTTCTGGTGAGATTCTTGCAGAAATTAACCGAGAAGTTGTTCGTAAGATTTATATTGGTGCGACAGCTGGAGCGGTTGCCGGTACTACTACATCTGCTGGAGTTTTCGACTTAGACACCGACTCTAATGGTCGTTGGATGGTTGAAAAATTCAAAGGTCTACTGTATCATATTGAACGAGAAGCAAATGCTATCAACATTGATACTCGCCGTGGTAAAGGTAACTTTATCATTACGACTAATGATGTTGCATCTGCATTGGCTATGGCTGGTGTTCTTGATTACACTCCTGCATTACAGGCAAATGTAAACACAGACACTAATGTTAGTACTCAAGTAGGTACGGTTAACGGAATGAAAGTTTTTGTTGATCCATACTATGTACATACAAATGAGCATATGCTTTGTGTTGGTTACAAAGGATCTTCTCCGTATGATGCTGGTATGTTCTATTGTCCTTACGTTCCATTACAGATGGTTCGTGCTATGGGCGAAAATACTTTTCAACCTAAGATCGCATTTAAAACTCGTTACGGATTTGTTTCAAATCCATTTACGAGTCTTGCAACTAACTCTTACTATCGTAAGGTTAAAGTTACAAACTTGATGTAATCTTGATTTTTATCTAAATCAGGGGGATGGGGATTCGTCCCTGTCCCTCTTTTTTTTTGGAGTTTACAATGCACGAATATAAATCGAAAGTAGTAAAACTTGTTGATGGTGATACGATTGATCTTGATATTGATTTGGGATTTGATATAATCCTTTCTAAACAAAGGATACGTTTATTTGGAATCGATACACCCGAATCCCGAACTAAAGATGATGAAGAAAAATTCTTTGGAAAGCTTGCATCATCATTCATCGAAGAGCATTGCCCATTGGGGTCATACATTACACTCAGAACACATTTAGATAAAAAAGGAAAATTTGGTAGAATACTTGGAGAACTTATTGTACCTAATTCTATAGATGGTAGTGGTACTCCTTTGAATCTAAATGAAACTATGATACAGAAACACTTAGCTGTTGAGTATCACGGGCAATCTAAAGATGATATATACAAAGAACATATGTGCAATAGACAAGAGTTAAATAAGCTTGGTATCAAATATTCTTAACTTTTTCCTTGTAATGCTGTTTTCTGTATGTTACTATGTGTATGTCGTTGTTGGGTGGGTTCAAGTAATAGATACAAGTATAAATATACATAAAGGATAAAAATGAAAACAAAAGAAAAAGATGAACACCTAAAAGAAGCATTTTTATGGTATAAACGTAAAGTAGCTATTTCTGAAGATATAAATATAGGGGATATAAAAGAAACCGATATTGAAAATGTAGAGATACTTACAGAGAAAAATAAATGACTAACCTTGTCACACAACCATCTAATCTTAACCAGCTTAATGTAGTTGGATTTAAAGTAAATATTGCACGACTTCCTAATGTAGAATTTTTTTGTCAACGTGTTAGTATACCTGCTGTTATTCTTGGGGAAACAGTTGAAGCTTCACCATTTATGAATAATCCACTTGAAGGTGATACACTTAGTTTTGAATCATTAACTATTGGTTTTATATTAGATGAAGATATGCAGAATTATATAGAGATATATAATTGGTTAACAGCTTTAGGATTTCCAGAAAGTTATGATCAGTTTAGTACATTAAAACGAGCTGAAAAATTTGGTGATAACACGGATAGTCTTTATTCAGATATTAATATTATGTTGCTTACCAATAAATCTAATCCAAATTATAAAGTATCATTCAAAGATATTTTTCCTACATCCCTCAGTTCATTAAGCTTTGATGCAGGTGTATCAACACTAGACCCTATAATCGTTGATGCCACATTTAATTTCCGCGGGCAGTTTGAAATTGAGAAAATCATCTAAAACTATTCCTTGTATTTACATAATCAATATGGTATTATACATATATGAAAATTGATGATATTAAAAAACTAATCGAAATAGATAAAAAGATTGACCATACTCAACTTGATACTGAATCACTTAAAATACCAGAACAAGCAGTCAAGTATCAGCAACTTGCATATGATGAAGCATTACGTTTACGTTTTATTGAGAAAGAATATAATGTTGTTAAGTATAATAGGTGGATGTATTACACGGGTAAAGCTGACCCGGAAGTATATAGTAAAGAACCATTTGATCACAAGGTTTTAAAATCAGATATTAATCTTTTTTTGGATTCAGATCTTATATTAAATGAAGTACAAGATAGAATGCTAGCACAAGCTGAGAAATTAAAACTAATTGTTGATGCTGGAAAAGTAATGCAGAATAAGAGTTTTAATATAAAGAATGCCCTAGAACATCAAAAGTTTATGGGCGGGGCATTTTAATTATGATTACTGTTGGAAAAATTAATGAATCGTTTTTGATGATTTCCTGTGAGCGACATATTTCTATGGAACTGAATGAGTTCTTCGCCTTTCAAGTTCCTGGTTTTCAATTCATGCCTCAATATCGTAACAAGATGTGGGACGGCAAAATACGTTTATTTAATATTAAGACGCAACAACTTTATACGGGTCTATATGACCATTTGATGAAGTTTGCCATGCAACGTAATTATGTAGTCAAAAGTGATGTTTTAAGTGTCACACCACGATCAGGTTTAACAGATGAAAATATTGCAGATTTCTTTACAGCATTAAATCTTCATTGTAAAAATAAACCAATTGCACCTAGAGAATATCAAATAGAATCATTCAAACAATGTGTAAAGGCTGAAAGATCTT